GGTGACTGTTGGTTCACCTAGTTGGTTAAGTGATGCAGCCGTTACATCTACACCTGTTGCAAAAGTAAATCCACGTGTAACTGTTGCGGTGATTGCCATCTATGCAACCTCCCTTCTTGCATTTGCTCCTACCCCAATTGCTTCTAAGCTAACATGCCTAAAGCTTGGTCTACCTGCTGTGACATTAATTTCTACCTCTGCCCCATATCCACGGGTACGACCCGTACCAAAGCGGAAGAGTGCTTCTTCCGTGCCATCTGCTGTATGACTTAATACTGTGGTGCTTGCGTCTGGATCAAGTGTATTGACCTTTATATTGAATGCATCTGCATTAACTGTGTTTGCACCTAGTTGTCCACGCTTCCAACTCTTCACGCTAATATCTCCAAAGGTGTATGATCGTGTGACAAGCTTACCTGCAATGGCAGTTGTACCTGACTCGCTTGTACTACCTATCTTGCGACCACTATCATCAATGGAGTTTTCTTCCATTAAGTACCAACCTGTGTCGTTACATGCGAATAATCTACGTCTTGTTGGTGCAGATCCATGCGAGCAAATTACCCAGTCATCTACATGAAATGCTAGACTACCTGACATTGCTGGGTAGGAGTCAACGCTAGTCCAGGTGTTTGTAAGTAAGTTAAATACGAAAATCTTGTTAGGTACTGTTGAACTACCTGTGGGTACGGCAAGATAGTATTTATTATCATACACCACACCACATGCAGTATCTGCTGCTGCAAAGTTAACCTCATCAAACTGATCCTGTATAGGTCTGGTCATGGGTATGGTTTCACCACTTACTTTACTAATAGCTACTCCAAGTCCCTTTGCAGGGTCTGTACCAGGTGACAAGACAATGACCCCATTATCAGATAGGAAGAATGTTTGTGGGCCAGACTGTGCAATTGATTTGCGTGCCACACATCCATGCTGTCTTGTTATTTCGTAAGTGTTAGCTGCGGAGGTTGTCGCAATGTTATTAATCATGTGGATGCTGTTACGCATAAACACGATTAACTGATCTTCTTGGTAAGGAAAAAAGCCTACAAGAAAATCTGCACTTCCTTTACTAATTCTAAATTGTGAGTCAGCAGAATAGTAATTATCTGTGTCTAACAAATCGGACATCAAGATTGTATAGTTACTATCTGTGGGTTGTGGGATGATTAAGCGATTACGAAAGAATACACCATAATCTGTGTTTGGACATTGTATGCGTCCTGCACCTGGGCTTGCATTTGCTTTAACTACAAAGTCATTGCTTACATCTCCATCCCATTCAAGTGGTGTTTTATTCTTACCACGAAACAAAATGAGTTTTTCTAATGCCTGTACGAAGCTCGCGCCATCTGCCGTGGCCACAACTTCACTACCTGGATAATCAATATCGATGCCTGAGTTATTTGCATCATTCCAAAGGATTACTTTATCCTTGGTGGCAGCTACCACATATTCATTTCCTGTTGCCGGATCTGAGTAGAGTGTGGATGTAAATACCATTTCATTCGTACCATTGTAGCTAAGTGTTACTGCACCTGCTAAAAAATCTATACCTTTGCGTACCTCTGCAAGGTCACCAATCAAGCGCATATTCTCGCTTGTCTGTACAAAGCCCGGTTCTAAACTTGTTGCTTCTTGGTATGAATCAATACCACGAAATCCACGATCCCCGTCTGTAAGAACTTGGTCATCCAATCTACCCGATGTACGATAACGTGCCATTCACTTGTTCTTCATTTCTAGGTAGAGTTTTCTACCCATGTACACGATTGTAATTACACCTGCGATGCATCCAAATAAATCATCCAAGTGTGCCAGACCAAAGGTGGCAACTGTACCACTCATTCCAAGAATTGCAGTACGATCTATCATTAGAATAACCAATCTAATATGATGATCAGAACGACAAGTCCTACAAATATGGTTAACATTTTGCCTTTCTTCGACATGTCCAAGAACTTGTCTCTTAATAATTCAAGATTTCTCATTACGGGAGGGTGGTTTTACAGGGAAGGGTGCGCGAGTGGCGTGTTTAATTGCTTCGGTTTGGGAGCATTGACGAGCAGTGCGCTTGGCAATAAATATGGGAATGGCAAGATAACCACCAAGTAATACTGCTGCTCCAATTAAAATATTTTTTATCGTGCTGGTAAACTTCTCAAAGCCTGACTTATGTTCCTCCATACCTTGTGCAACCAAGGCAGATACATCTCCGTGACTTAGTGCTTCAATGGTTTCTTCTGCTTCTATGAGTGCATCTTTGTTCTTTAATGCTTCTCCAGCTAGGACACCTGCACCAGCAGAAAGTCCACCAACTAACGGGCCACCAATACTTCCGGCTGCGCCTCCAGCCAATCCTCCCATTAGAGGGTAAGTGGAGCGCAAACTGCACCCGGTCAGGCACAACGCTAATACTATTATGGCGGTGTAAATCATTCAGGCAGTGGTGCAGTCCACTTAGAACTTTCCAAAATTGCTAAAACTTGATTTAAAGTGTACTGCGTGACTCCTTCTAAAAATGAGGGAGTGCTACCATTAAATTTCAGAAAAATTTGCGAACCATCCAATGAATAACGTAGTGTCTCAGCACTTGTCTCGCTAACCTCAGAAAAATTAATATTATCTTTTTCGCTAGAGTCTATTATTACATATTTCATATTAAGGTTTTACTGAGGAGTTGATTGATGCACCATTTGTTAATTGCCAATTCACAGTGCCGCCCGTTGCATTTGAGTTATTTGAAATTGTAGTGCCTGAGCCTGAGTTATCATCACCCATTCTCCACCAATACAAAGGTTTCGTAGACATGGCATTTAGATTTTTAGGTTTATTAGTAGCAGAACGAATTTCAGATATGTTTGAAGACTGATCACTTGACCACACTGCTACTTCATCTAAATACGAAGCAGATTTATAGCTTTCGTTCGTCACTAAAGTACCACCACTAAAACTTATATTATTTGAAAGAGTAGTTGTATTTTTTATACTTCCAGCAACATAGGTCTTTAAACTAGTGCCTGTTCGAGCTAACATAATGTGAGTCCACGCATCATTGCTCATGTCTGTGACAACATTTTGGTACAACCATCCTGAACCACCACTATAATAATAATAAATGTGAAACTTATTGGAAGTTTTTCTCATTAAACCCCAACCATCAGCATAACCATAATTTGATGACATCATCATATGGTTTGATGTGCTTGCCCCATTCATCCAGAAACTTAAAGTAAAGTCCCCTGACATAGAATTACTTGCTATGGAAGCAGTACCTAAATCGTCTGTAGCGTCATATTGTGTCGAGTAATTGTTCACCACTTCATTAGGATCAACAGAACCATCTTGAGTCCAATACCTCCATACTTCCGAAGTGGCATCATATACTGAGATTCTTCCTGTGTCCGTTTCGTAAATAATATCACCTGTTGCCGGACTTGCTGGGCGATTTGTAGATGCGTAAGTTGGAAGCTTTCCTTGCGGAGCAGCTGCTACTAGATTAGCAACTGTTACTTTTTTTGTGGTTGCAGTTCCACTTACATCAACAATGGGCAAAACATCATCGTTTGCTGGTGTTGCACCAAGTGCAGGTAATGCGGTAATTTTTTTGTTAGCCATTTTATAATTGGGTTAAAGTTCAAATTCTAAAAAAAACCCATCCTCAGTCTGCATAAACGCACCTGCCTGTGTGAGTAGTACAAGGTTTGGCCCAGATGGTGTACCACTACCTGTACCAGCGCGTCCTACGCTAAGATTAAGATCGAGTGTGAGTGCCATTAAATGTTGTACGCTATGACTGCACCACTTGTAAGTGTTATGGAACTGATGTTTCCATAGATGGCAGTATTTGCAGATAGAGTAGTTCCATCCTGTGCGTTGGTTATGTCTGACAAGTTTTCAATATTACTTGTAATACTCGCAATCACTGTGTCTTCTGTTGCAAGAACTGCAAAGAATTTACCTGCGTGCGCAGCAGTATCATTGATGTACTCGCCTCCATTTAGTCCTAGTCCTCTGTATTCTGATGCCATAATATGTGTTCCTTTTATGCCGATGAAACGGCAGTTGTTCCGTACGTAATAAATTGTAATGGCGTTGTTTGCCCCTCTTGTCGTTCGAGCTTGTCTAACTCGCTTTGTATGATTTGTTCCGCTTGTTGGTAGATGACTTGTGCCTTGTCGGTTTGCCCGTCCGATTGCAACCAATCACCGTAACTTCCCACAACCGCATATTCGCTAAATACATATGGAAAGTCACTAGCTCCACTTGCATACTCTGGGAATGGTGCGCGGTAATACACCCATACAGGTGCGGTAGAATTATGGTCTGGCAATATTGCTTCTCCATACTCGCTCGCACCTGTCACATATACATTCTTGTATGCTATATCACTTGCATTCCCATCCAATGGATCATGGTCAGTGACTCGAAATATCTCGCTTATGGTTGTGCCAAAGTCCAGGTAGCTTAACATGCTTGCAGTGGCAGTTGCGCCACTTCCACCACCTCCACTTATTGCAACTGTGGGTGTGCCTGTATATCCTGTGCCATTGTTAGTAACTGCAATTCCATTTACTTCTCCATCTGCATTGATAGTTGCAGTGGCTGCTGCACTTGAACCTCCTCCACCACTAAATGCAACAGATGGTGCAGATGTATAGCTCGCTCCTCCACTACCTACTTGTACGCTTCGTACACGCACATCTGGTATGACTTGTGTTATACGTGATACAAATGGCCATGCAGTGCGATCCCAGGCTAACTTGCCAAAGCGATTAAAGCTTCGTACAGCTGCGGTTGTCTCAGCAGTAAGGAAAGAATCCACGCCAACCATACTTACTAGGTTGGTCAACATGGTGCTTACTGCTGCTCTTCTCATGCGAAGCTTGGTTTATTAAAGCCTCCTTGTACGAAGGTCTTCTTAGAAAATGATTTTGCTTTTAAATGTGGGTTGTCACGAAAGAACTCATTCGTGAACGCTTTGTCTCCCCAACATCCCTGCTTGTCTTGATGCCAGCGAAAATATTCACGGGCAGGTATTGTGCCTTTTAACTGACCTAGTCCTTCGACTTGTCCACCTTGACCATTCTCTTTACCACACTCTAACTCACGCTTTTTTGCCTCGT